AGTAGCTTCTACTGTATCAAAAACTACATATAGTTTATGAACTAAATCACCATTACGGGAGATTTGACAGGTTACACGGTTGCCTTCTTGAGCATTTCCGTTAAAGGTTTGTTGTATAGATTCAATAGAGAAGTTAGTATGACGACGATAAACTACTTTGAAGAAAGTTATCTGAGGGTTGCCAGTAAGATAGACATCTTGAGCACCATAAGCTACAAGTTGAAGAAGACCTCCACCCATTTTGTATTTATTATTAATACAGAAAAAAAATAATTTGTTAGTATATTTAGTTAGAGTAAGCAAGACCACCCATTCCACTAAGAATACGAAGCACATTGTAATTCACAGCATACATATTGAGAGTTCCTGCAGCTGAACCAGCAGGAGTTCCAACAATAGCAGTTGCTGTATCAATACGAGACATATTAAGAGTTCCAGATGGTTGATGTTCTTCTGGTTTTAATGCAAAAGAATATACGTGGATATTTTCTCCATTAGGAATATTTTCGTGATGTTGGTAGGGTTGAACGTGTGTGAAATATTTGGCATCACGCTTAGCAAAACGATCATTACCGTTAAGTTGAAGTTGGAAATCAGTAGTTGGTAAATTACTGAAATCGGTAAGTGTAGCTTCTTTATTAACCCATACCAATTCTTTAACAGGATGATTAAATGAAAGTTTGGATTTTGTTGTTACACCAGTTGTAGGAGTACCTCCTGCAATTGATTCACCACCAGTAAATTGAACTTGTTCAATAAGGTATTCGTGGGATAATTGAGCAAAACGACGACGTTCGTCAGTATCTAAGAAAATATAGTCAGCCCATAATTCTACATTTGAAACTGTAGCACTTGCACCAAGTGTGTCTGTTGAACCTAATGTAAGATTGATTTTAACTTCGTGATATTGTAAAGCAATTAATGGTAATGCTAAACCAATATTACGGCAGAACCAAAACTCAAGAGGCACATATACAGTATGTGTACCAGAAGTACCCTCATAATTAATCATTTTTTTAAAACCTTCTTTTTTACCTTCAGGTAAAGTAAGTTCATTCCAGATATACATCCATTCACCATATTGACGATCAATCATTTGACCACCAATTTCAACTTCTACTTGGTCAATGAGTTTATGTCCAACCTTTTTACCACCAGTTCCTCTTGTCACATTAGCTTGTAAGTATAACTTATGAACTAAATCACCATTACGGGAGATTTGGCAAGTTACACGCTGACCTAAGTTAGCATTTCCGTTAAAGGTTTGTTGTATAGACTCAATAGAGAAGTTAGTATGACGACGATAAACTACTTTGAAGAAAGTGATCTGAGGGTTGCCGGTAAGATAGACATCTTGGGCACCATAAGCTACAAGTTGAAGAAGACCTCCACCCATTTTATTCTTAGTTAAGATAAAAAATAATGTTTAAAATTACAGAATATTTTTCATTTTATGTTTTGTTATGGTATTTTTTGTATATCTTAAATATTATACCTTTTAATCCTGTTATTACATTTTATTTAATTTTATCATTTGTATGTTGGATGTTATGGTATATGATTTATCTTAACATATCTACAAAAAAAATATTATTCTTTATTGTTTTTGCAATTATTTTAGTTAAAGTTTTACCAATTTTAACATTAAAGCATGAATTTAATACAACAGATCTTTCATTTGGATTATCTATGTTTATAATATATCATATCATATTGTATTATACAAAAGGTATTGAACCTATTCAATTTTATTTGAACTTTATTAAATATTTTAAAGATATTCCAGATAATTTAGAATATATGTTTAACGATTTAGTTATTAAACAAATAATATAAATACAATATTTTAATTAGAATAAGCCAAACCACCCATACCACTTAAAATACGTAAGACATTATAATTAACACCCCATACCCTTATTGTTCCTGATTTTTTAGGTTTTACCACTAATTTAGCCGTATCAATTCTTGACATATTTAATGTTCCTGATGGTTGATGTTCTTCAGGTTTTAATGCAAATGAATATACATTTATACCAGCATTAGTTGGTATATTTGTGTGATGTTGGTATGGTTGAACTAACGAGAAATACTCTCCTTTTCTTTTAGCAAAACGATCATTTCCATTTAATTGTAAATTAGCTGAAGAAATTGAATTGTCTCCATCTGGATCTATACCAAATAAGGTATTTTGAAGTCTTAGATTTGATTCGGCACCAAATTCATCTTCTTCAGTATTAGATCCTACAAATAATTTATTATCAGTATAATTATACCATTGATTTTGTTCATCTGCTTTTTCAGTATCATTGATAGTCCATATAAGTTCTTTAACAGGGTGATTCATAACTAAAGCAATATTTTGTTCGTTTGTTTCAGAAAGCGTATTTTCATTCATTTGCACTTGTTCTATTAAATATTCGTGTGATAATTGAGCAAATCTTTTACGTTCATCAGTATCTAAGAATATGTAATCACACCAAATAGAAGCATTTTTAATTGATGTAATATCACTACTTACATCTTTATTTTTGACATAAGCAGTTCCATTATAAGTGCAATTCTTGAATGTTTCTATTTCTATATTTATTTTTACTTCGTGATATTGAAGAGCAATTAATGGTAATGCTAAACCAATATTACGACAAAACCAAAACTCTAAAGGAATATATACTTTATTATCCTTAAAACTTGTCATATCAGTATCTGCACCAATCATTTCTTGATAACCATCCATTTTTCCAACAGGTAATGATAACTCATTCCAAATATACATCCAATGTGAATATTGTTTATCAATCTTTTGACCACCAATTTCAACTTCAATTGATTTCAATAAACGATGACCTATGAAATTAACATAACGATCTAAATCTTCAGTAAGAATATTAGTTATGTTATCTCCTTTCTTTAATTCTTTTAATTCTACTTCTACATACATTTTATGTACTAGATCACCATTACGGGATATTTGACACGATACACGATTACCCCAATCAAACTTTCCGTTAATTGATTGTTGTATAGATTCTATTGAGAAATTAGTATGACGACGATATACTACTTTAAAGAAAGTTATTTGAGGATTTCCGGTTAAATATACATCTTGTGCACCATAAGCAACTAATTGTAATAATCCACCACCCATTTTAACTATTTAGCATATAAAAAATTAACTTGCAAAAAGTAATTAAATATGATGAAAGAAAGATGTAGTAAGAAAAGAATACACGTTGTAGATAATACTAAAGAAATCTCAACACTAGATGACATTCATATTAATAGCATAAAAAAATTTGAAGTTAAAAATAAAAAAATTGATGAAATAACAGAACAAATTAATAAATTGAATATTATATCAATGACCGATATTTCTTGGTTATCCAATGTTGAAATTAAAGAACAAATCAAAGATTATACAAGTGAATTAGATAAACTTAATAGTGAAAATGAACTTGATTATTATGAAAATGTTGGAGAAATACTATTTAATTATTATGATATAGTTAATCAAAATGTTGGTGTTAATCAAAATGTTGGTGTTAAACAAATTAATCATAAAAAATACACTATTTTAGAAGCACTTAATATTGAAATAGATAATAAGAATTCAATTGGAGAGTATAAAGATAAATCTAAATTAGTTAACGAATATTTAGCAATAACAGATAATAAGTACATTAATTACATTGATGGAGAATTTACTAGTTCTAAATGTATAAATTGTAATAACGAAATGACTAATTTAGTTCAAGAAGCTTTAATAGTATGTTTAAATTGTGGTTATCAAGATGTACTATTAGCAGAACAAAACCGACCTATAATGTTATACGACAAAAAAGATGGTATTCATTATAGTTATAAACGTATAAACCATTTTAGAGAATGGATATCACAAATACAAGGTAAAGAAAGTACAGATATACCAAATGAAGTATTTGAAAAAATATTAAATGAACTTAAAAAAGAAAAAATTACTGATACAACTAAATTAACACCAAAGTTTATGAGAACAATACTAAAAAAATTAAGAACTCATAAATATTATGAACATACCGCATATATTATCAATCGAATTAACGGTATTCCACCTCCTCAATTTTCACCTGAATTAGAAGTTAATTTATCTAATATGTTTATGCAAACACAACCTTTATTTATTAAATATGCACCTCCTAATAGATTAAATTTTATTTCATATTCTTATATTTTACATAAATTCTTTTTAATTTTAGAAATGCCACAATATCTTGCTTTATTTCCTTTACTTAAAAGTAGACAAAAAATTGCTCAAAATGAAGAAGTTTTTAAGAAAATATGTAAAGAACTCAAATGGACTTGGATTCCTAGTATTTAAAAATGATTTAGTTAATTATAATTAACAATGTATATTATTTTTGATACAGAAACTACAGGTTTGATACCTAAAGATTCTTCAAATAATTATTATCATTATACAAAATTTGGTAAATATGATAATGCTAGAATGATACAAATTAGTTATGAAATATTAGATCACGAATTTAATATTAGTATTACAAGAAACTTTTATATTAACGAAACTGATAATGTGAGTAATTCACAGTTTCATAATATTACAAAAGATTTATTAGAAAAAAATGGTATTGGTATGAATCAGTTTTGTGATATATTTAGGGAAGATCTTAATAGTTGTTCTAAAATTATAGCACATAATTTACAATTTGATTATTGTATTTTAATGAGCGAATTGTATAGATTTGGATTTACTGATATTATTCATAAAATTAATACAATGAAATTACTTTGTTCTATGAAAAAAACTAGGCATTTTGTTTGTCATAATAAAAAATATCCCAAGTTGTTAGAATTGTATAATTACGCTAATAATAGTAATCTTAAAGAATTACCAAATGCACATAATTCTATGTTTGATGTTACATATTTAAGAATTGCTTTAGTTAAACTTAAAGTTAATAATATATTTGATATATTTATGTGCGAATAATTATATATTTCAATTATATTTTTCATTAAATAAGATTATGTCAGATAAACTGGATGTTTTGGTTGAAAACAAAAATGAATATTTAGAACATTTAATTGATATTTCTACTATACCTATTTGTAGATTCTTTGTCAATATTGCAAATAATTGTAGTTCTTTAAAAGAATTTCAAAAAGAATTAGTTTTTTTAACAAAATGGACTAAACAAAAACAGGATGCCAAGATGAATACTATTCATAAGTTAATAGAAGAAGATCACGCTACACCTCAATATTTGTTAAAATTATTATCTGAAATTATTTCTAAAAGTATTAAAATTAAAATTATTGAACATAAATCTATTATTAAATCATTAAAAGTATATATTCCGGAATGGTATGAATTTTTATATAAAGTATGTATATTAGGAGCTAATACATTTTGGAAAAATCCTGTTTTATTTTATAAAAAAGTTTCATCTATTGAAAGACAAAATAACATTAATATTATTGAAAAAATAACTAAAACTTGTATTAAGAATGCTGTAAGATCTTTTATTCCTTTAAATAAAATTATTAATGAATTATCAGATATTACACAGGGAGGAGAGATAAATATTATAAATAATCAAATAATAACAGAAGAAACTCATCCAGATGATGATGATGATGATGATGAAGAAGCTGATTATGAAGAAGATGATAATGAAGAAGATGATGATGAAGAAGATGATGAAGAAGATGATGATGAAGAATATGATGATGAAGATGATGATGAAGAAAATGATGCGGATAGTGATGATTTAGAGGATAACAATGGTACAGTTGAAGAAATGTCAAAAAATAATGAAGATCTTGATGATTCTGATAATCTAGATGATCGAGATGATGCTGATGAAGTGGAAAACCAATATGATCCTGATGAACTAGAAGATCCTGATGATCTTGATGATCCTAATAATCCTAATGAATTAGAACATCCTGATGGACTAGAAGATCCGGATGATACTGATGAAGAAATACAAGACTATTCATTTAAACAATCTCATATTATGACTACTGAAAATCCTAAAGTTAATAATAATGAAATTCTAAAACCTATAGTTGTCGTAGAACAAACAGAGAAACCTTTAAAAGATGAAATTCTAAAACCTATAGTTGTCGTAGAACAAACAGAGAAACCTTTAAAAGATGAAATTGTAAAACCT